ACCAACGAGTTCGGCGAGTTCAAGCGCGGCAAGATCAGCGACGCCGGCGAGACCATCCAGCTCGCGACGTACGGCAAGGTGGTGGGCATCACGCGCCAGACGGTCATCAACGACGACCTTGACGCCCTCAGCTCGATCCCCGAGATGTACGGCCGCGCTGCTGCCGACTTCGAGAGCGACACGGTCTACAACGTGCTGAAGGCCAACGCCGTGATGGCGGACGGCGTCGCGCTGTTCCACGCGGACCACAAGAACCTCGGCACCGCCGGCGGCATCACCGAGACCACGCTGGACGAAGCCACGCAGGCCATGCGCAAGCAGACCGACTTTGGCGGCAACAACCAGCCGCTGAACCTGGTCGCCCGCTACCTGATCGTCAGCGCAGCTCGCGAGTTGCAAGCGCGCAAGCTGCTGAGCGCACTGCTGGTGGCCGCAAAGTCGGCGGACGTCAACGTCTTCTCCAACGCCTACGAGCTGGTCGTCGAGCCCCGCCTCGACGCCGTCAACCCGCTCGAATGGTTCCTGGCCGCCGATCCGTCCCGCATCCGCACCGTCGAGTACGCCTACCTGGAAGGCGAAGAGGGCCTCTACACCGAGCAGCGCATGGGTTTCGATGTGGACGGCCTCGAAATCAAGGCGCGCCTCGACTTCGCCGCCAAGGCGACCGAGTTCCGCGGCTTGTTCAAGAACCCCGGCGCCTGATCGCCGGCGCCATCGCGAGCTGAGACAGCGCGGCCCTGGTGCCGCGCGTTTTCCCCTGACAACCCTGCACTCCTGAAAGGACGCGCAATGAAGAACTTCGTTCAACCGGGCGACACGCTCACTCTCACGGCCCCCTATGACGTCGCCTCGGGCGCCGGCATGCTGGTCGGCCTCATCTTCGCCGTTGCCGCATTCACGGCTCTCAGCGGCGCACAGGTCGAAGGCGTCACCAAAGGCGTCTTTGACCTCACGGCGCTGAGCACCGACACCGCCACCGTCGGCGCCGCCATCTACTGGGACAACACCAACAAGCGCTGCACTACCAGCAGCAGTGGCAACACCAAGATTGGCGTCGCCACGGCGGTGAAAGCCAACGGCGCCGCCACGGTGCGCGTCCGTCTCAACGGCGTGTTCTAACGCAGGCAGGCGGCGGTGGACAACTCGATCTTCTTCGCGGCCTTCAAGTCGGCCGGCCTGCTGGAGCCTTGTGTCTACAAGCCCGGCACGCCGGCCGAGAAAGGCTTCGACGCTGGCTGGCAGCAGCCCGACAGCCTGTTCCTCGGCGACGAAGCCCAGGCGACGGACTACCTGCTCGAGTTCCAAACCGCTGACCTGCCCACCCTCCGCCAGGGCGACGCCATCACCGTCGCCGGCGTCGCCTTCACCGTCCGCGCCCCAGCGCAAAAGCGCGGCGACGGCTACTTCAGCACTGTGGCCCTCAAGGTCGCCTGACAACCATGCCCACTTTTGCCAAGCAGCTGCTCGACGCCGTCGAAGCCAGCCAGTCCGCCCAGATGGCCATCCCGGCCACCAGCATCCACCTCGAGCGCATGTCGCCGATCGGCGATGACGAGTGCCCCGCACTCAACATCGCCATCAGCCAGGCGCGAAAGATCAGCGTGCTCGGCAGCGAGGGCGGCTACGACCTGCTCGACATGGAGGTCGACGTGATCGTCAGCATCCACACCCGCGGCGCGCCACGCACCCGCGTGTCCGACCCCTTCGTCGCGGCCGTCAACGGTGCGCTGATGCGCGACCCCTCCCTCGGCGGCCTGGCCACCCAGCTGGGCCTCTACACCGTCCAGCCGCGCCAGGCGGCAGTCGGCGAGGTCGGCATCGCCGAACTCACCTACCGGGCTCGCTGCGCCGTGCGCGAGAGCGACCTGTCCATCTTCACCCACTGAACCCAACAACCTAGGAGCCCATCATGCCTGGTCGCGGTCAAATTTCCTTTCACTCAGGCGTGCTCTTCGCGAAGAGCAGCGCAGCCATCGCGGCCTCCATCCGCGTGGCCACCCTGCAAGAGACGAGCTTCGACTTCAAGGCGTCGAACAAAGAGCTGTTCGGCGAGAACCAGTTCGCCGAGGCCATCGGCCGAGGCAACGTCAAGATCAGCGGCAAGGCCAAGACCGGCCGCTTCAACGGCGCGCTGATGAACCAGGTGTTCTTCCAGCAGCCGGGCAGCTCGCTGCTGGCCCAGGCCAAGCTGCTGGCGCTGGATGAGCCGGGCACGGTGGCCACGACCACCGTCACGGTCGCCAACGGCGCGAACTTCCTGGAGGATCTCGGCGTCCAGAACCCGGCCACGGGCGAGACCTACACGCGCGTCGCAGACACGCCGGCCGTCAAGCAGTACGCCGTCAACGAGACCACCGGCGTCTACACGTTCCACGCCGACGAGGACGACAACGGCCTGACCTTCTCCTACCTCCACAAGACGACGGCCGCCGGCGCCAAGACCCTCGCCATCAACAACCAGCCCGCCGGCGAGGCGCCCACCTTCCGCGCCATCTTCAGCCAGAAGTTCCAAGGCAAGACCCTCACGCTCACGCTCAACGCGCTGGTGGCCGAGAGCCTGGCATTCGGCTTCAAGGCTGAAGACTTCTCCATGCCCGACTTCTCGTTCGCCGCCCAGGCCGACAGCAACGGCCTGGTGGGTGAGCTGAGCCTGACGAGCTTCGAATGAGCAGCCTGACCCTCACCGTCGCCGGGCGGGTCATCCCGCTACTGGCGCTCAACTTCAAGCAGCTCAAGGCGCAGAAGGAAAACATCCGCCTGATGACCGTGGGCGGCTTCACCGACGCCTTCCACATCTTCGACACGCTGGCCCCGGTCATCCATGCGTCGCTGCAGCGCACCGTGCCCGAGCTGACGCTCGAGGAAGTCGAGGAGGCGCTCGATCAGCCCACCGCAGTCGTGCTGGCCAACGAGGTCATCCGCCTGTCGTTTCCCCAGGCCCAGCCGGGGGAGACGGCGGCGGAGAGCCCATCTGGCTCGTCGACTGGGACACCCTGATCGTCGAGGCCATCGACTTCACCGGCTGGACTTGGGATGAAGTTGAGAACCAGATGGACCTGCACCGCCTTGCCGCCTTCCGTCGGCACTGGCGGCGCTCTCCGCCGCTGCAGGCCATGGTGCAGGCCTACCTCGGCATCGAGCCGCAGGAAGACCCTGTGCCAGTGACCCCCGAAACCGAAGACGACGCGATCCGCGAGTTCGCGTCGATGTTCGCCGCCGCTGGCGGCACCGTTCACTGACCCACCACCATGGCTGACCAACAAGCACGGGTAGAGATCCTCGCGAACGCCAACCAGGCGATTCGCGAGTTCGCGCTGTTCGGCAACGCCGCGACCGGCACGTCTGACAAGGTCAAGGCCGCCGTCAGCGGCGTGACCGGCTCGGTGCTGTCGCTGCATTCGCGCATGGCCTCGTTGGGACTGCTGGTGAGCGGCGGCCTACTCGCCGCCGGCGTCAAGGGGCAGATCGACCTGATGGACGCCACCAACGATGCGTCCGAGGCGGCCGGCGTCAGCGTGCAGACTTTCACCGAGCTGGGCTATGCCGCCAAGATGAGCGGCTCCGACTCCGAAGTGCTCGGCAAGGCGCTCGTCAAGATCAGCGACGCCACCGCGAAGGCCGCCGGCGGCGATGCCGACATGCGCAAGCTGTTCAAGCAGCTCGGCATCGACGCGAAGGACGCCGAGGGCAAGTTGCGCAGCTCCGACGATGTCCTGAACGACCTGGCCGACACCTTCGCCAAGCTGCCAGCCGGCCCGGAGAAAGTCGCCCTTGCGGTCAAGTGGTTCGGCGAGCGCATCGGCCCCGGCCTGCTGCCCTTGCTGAACAGTGGCCGCGCGGGCATCACCGAGCTGCGCGAGGAGTTCCGCAAGCTGCACGGCGTCATGAGCGACGACTCGGCCCAGGCCGCAGCGCAGTTCAACGACAACATGGACCGCATCAACACCGCCTCGCAAGGCGTGCGGGCCACCATCACCAACGCGGTCATGCCCACGTTGGTGGAGTTCAGCAACTTCTTCATCCAGGCGGCGAAGGACGTTGGCGTCCTCGAGGCCGCGTTCCTGACCTTCGGCAAGGGTGTGGCGCGCATCACCGGCACCGACGACGTCGGCAAGCTGCGCTCAAAGCTCTCCGACCTGGGCTCAGAGATGGAGCGCGTCCAGCTCATGCAGATCGGGCTGCAGAACACGCTCGACCGCGACCCCGGCAACCAGGCCGCCGCGCGTCGCATGCGCTTCCTGACCGACAAGCTGGCCGAGCTGGGGCGCCAGGCGGCCGCCACCAAGGTGGAGATCGCCAAGATCGAGGAAGACGCCAAAGGCCCGCCGCCTCCGCCCAAGCCCAAGGGCAGCGACGGCAGCACGCTCGGCGACACCTTCAAGGCCAAGGAACCCGACAAGAACCGCAGCGCCGAATGGGCCGCGCTGCTGGAAGAGCAGAAGAAGGCCTACGCCGACGGCATGGCCCTGCAAGGCACGTTCACCGAGTGGGGCCTCGCCGAAGAGAGCCGCTTCTGGCAGGGCATCCTGTCCCGTGCCGACCTCAGCCAGGCCGAGAAGCTCGGCGCCACGCAGCGCCACCTCACGGCCGAGCGAGGCCTTCGCAAGCAGGCGGCCGCTGCCGACCTGGCCGAGAAGCAGGTCGAGATCGCCGCCGCCGCTGGCCAGTACGCCGAGCAGAAGCGGCTGATGGAGAACTACGTCGCCTCGGTCGGTCAGCTCTACGGCGTCGACAGCCGCGAGTATCAGGAAGCGCTGCGCCGCCAGCTGCAGATGGCGCGGGACCACGAAGCCAAGCTCCGCGAGATCGCCAGCATCCGCCGCGAGGCGCTGATGGCCGACCGCCTCGACGAAGTGGCAGCCGAGCAGCAGCAGGCCGAAATCCGCCGCGCCCTCGGCGTCATCACCCAAGCCCAGCTCCTCGAGATCCGCGGCCGCGCCATCGAGCAGCGCCGCGAGATCGAGCTGCTGGCCAAGCAGGCTGAGCTGGAGGCCGAGAAGGGCGGCGTCAACGACCCCGTCGCCGTGGAGCGCATCCAGGCCGAGATCGCCGCCATCAAGCGCCGCTACAAGGGCCTCACCGCCGACAACAAGGGCGAGCAGGCTGTCGAGCAGGCCGACCCGCTGCGCAGCGTGCTTGGCACCAGCCAGCAGGCCCTGCAGCAGGGCTTCGACCGCATCGCCGCCAGCTGGCGCATCACCGCCGGCGGCATCCGCGACACCGCCCGCCAGATCGGCAGCAGCCTGCTGTCCGAGCTGGTCACCAAGCCCTTCTCGCAATGGGTCATCAACCAGGCGCGCATGGTGGCCATGACCTGGATGTTTGGCCAAGAGAAGGTCGCGGCCGAAGCCGTCACGCAAGGCGAGATCACCGCCGTGCAGGCCGCCGGCAGCATCAAGACCATCGCCATGCGCGCCTACGAGGCCGCAGCGGGCGCGTACAGCGCCATCGTCGCCATCCCCTACGTCGGCCCGGTCCTGGCGCCCATCGCCGCCGGCGTCGCGCTGGCCGGCGTGCTGTCCTTCGCCAGCAGCATCTTCAGCGCCGAGGGCGGCTTCGACATCCCCAAGGGCATGAACCCCATCGTGCAAACGCACAGCAACGAAATGATCCTGCCGTCCAAGCACGCCGACACCATCCGCATGATCGGCGACCTGGCCATGGGCGGCCAGCTCACCGGCGGCGGTGGTGGTGGCAACTTCAGCATCAACGCACTGGACGCCCGCAGCTTCGAACGCATGCTCAAGGGCCGGCAGGGTGACCAGCTCGTGCGCGCTCTCGCGCAGCGCGTTCGCAACCGCACGGCAGGCTGACCATGAGCACCGCAGTCTTCCCCAAGCTCGCAGGACTGTCCGCCGAGCGTGGCATCAGCGTGAGCTTCAACACCCGAGTGCACCGCGCTGCCAGCGGCCGCCGGTCGGCCATGAGCGAGCGCGTCTTCCCCGTGTGGCGCTTCACCCTGCGCTACAACTTTTTGCGCGCCCGGCCCAGCGTGGCCGACCTGCAAACGCTGCGCGGCTTCTTCTTGGCGCGCAAGGGTGCGCTCGATCCCTTCTACCTTCAGGACGAAACCAACCATGCTGTCATCGCCCAAACCGTCGGCCTCGGCGCTCCAAGCCGTCGCACCTTCCCGCTTGTCTACACCGAAGGCGGCGCCGTCGACCGCGTCGGCGCTGTCGACACGACCGGCGCCGCCCCAATCGCCCTGGTCAACGGCAGTCCAGTCGCAGCGACTTTCGGTCGTGACACGCTGACGCTGGCCGCCGACGCTGCCACAGGCGCCACGGTCGCGTGGACGGGCAGCTTTTTCTATCACGTCGCCTTCGCCGACGACACGCTCGACCTGAAGCGCTTCATGCACCAGCTCTTCAGCGCCGACGGCGTGCCGCTCGAAACCGTCAACCAGTACAGCTGACGCGCCATGCCCATGACCGCCCCTGAACTCGCCGCGCTGGACGCCTGGCTGGCCAGCACCTGCGAGGGCAAACGCTTCGACCTTCTTACCCTCACCACGCGAACGGGCGTCGTGCTGCGGTGGACGAACGCCGACGTGCCGCTCACCATCGCCGACGGCCGCACCTTCGTGCCCGCCAGCTACGAGCGAGACCGCCTCAAGGTCAACGCCAACCTGCAGATCGACGACGTGCAGTTCACGTTCAACGTCGACACGCTGGACACCGTCGCCGGCGTGCCCATGATGCACTTCGCCGCGCGTGGCGGCCTCGACGGCGCCGACGTGCTGCTCGAATGGCTCTTCCAGGATGCGGCCGGTGTCGACAAGGGCTACGACACCCGCTTCGAGGGTAAGACCGGGCCGGCCGACCTGGGCCTGGGCACAGTCGATGTGTCCGTGCGCAGCTTGCTGGCTCAGCTCACCCGCCAGGTGCCCGCCGAGATCTACCAGCCTGGCTGCCGCAACACCATCTATGACCCCAACTGCGGCCTCAACCCTGTGGCCGCATCGGTCACCGGCACCGTCACCGGCTTGTCCGGTGGGCGTCTCGACTACATCGCCACGGGCCTCGGGCAGGCCAGCGGCTTCTTTGACCTGGGCGCAATTCGCTTCACCAGCGGCGAGCTGGCTGGCGAGCAGCGCACCGTGAGGGCCTATGCCGGCGGCGCGGTGCAGACCGTGCTCCCGTGGCCCCAGCAGCCAGAGATCGGCGACACCTTCGCCATCCGCCCGGGCTGCGACCGCACCAAGGCCCGCTGCATCGCCCTCGGCAACCTGTTGCGCTTCCGAGGCGAGCCCCACGTCCCAGCGCCCGAGACGGCCGCCTGACATGACCCCCCTCGACCTTCGCGCGCTGCTTCAGGAAGAAGCCCAGCGCTGGATCAGCACGCCCTATCACCACCAGGCCTGCGTGCACGGCGTCGGCGTCGACTGCTTGATGCTGCTGGTGGCCGTCTTCAAGGCTTGCGGCGCGCTGCCCGCTGCTTTCGACCCCCGGCCTTATGCGCCGCAGTGGCACCTCCATCGCAGCGAGGAGGTCTATCTCGCCGGCCTCGACGCCTGGCTGCGCCCGATGGCCGCCGGCGAGCCGCTGCAGGCAGGCGACGTGCTCGTCTGGCGCTTTGGCCGCACCTTCAGCCACGCCGGCCTCGTCGTGCAGCGCGGCGAGCACCTCGAGGTCGCACACGCCCTCGCGCAGGCCGGCGAGGTCACCCAGGACCGGCTCGACGCCGCTGTCTTTGCCGGCCGCGACATGCGCGCTTTCACCCTCTTTGCCAAGGCCATCTGATGGGCGGTTCCAACTTCACCAACGAGCAGCCGAGCCTCAGCGGCGTTCGCATCCAGGGCAGCGAGTACGGCAAGACCATCCCCTGGGTGCTCACCGGGCGCGGCCGCGTCGCCGGCAACCTGCTCGACTACAACGCCTTCAAGGCGATCAAGCAAAGCGAGACCCAAAGCGGCGGCAAGGGCGGTGGGGGCTCGCAAACCACCGTCAGCTACACCTACCAGGCCTCGGTGCTCATCGCGCTCGCCAGGGGGCCTCTCGTGGGCTCTGGCGCCATGTGGCGCGGCAAGAGCCAGTTCGCCAGCTTCGCCGCCGGCGGCCTGTCCCTGCAGCTCGGCAACATCGGCCAGGCCGTCTGGAGCTGGCTGTCCACCAACGCCCCCAGCAAGGCCCTCGGCTACAGCGGCCTGGCCTACGCCTACGCCCAGGCCTACGAACTCGACAGCAGCGCCAGCCTGCCCAATCACAACTTCGAGCTGGACGCCGGCGGCCTGGGCAGCGTCCCCGGTGCCGGCACCGTGCTGGATGGTGACCCGCGTCTGGCTGTTGAACGCCTCCTCACCGACACCCGCTCCGGCGGCGGCTGGCCAGCCGAGCGGCTGCTCGGCTTGGACCGCTACCAGGCCTACTGCCGCGCCGCCGGTCTGTGGCTCAGTCCCGTGCTCACGGAGCAACGCAGCTGTCTTGACTGGCTGGCCCAACTGCTCATGCTCACCAACACCAAGGCCGCGTACACCGGCTCTGCCATTGAGCTGGTGCCGCTGGGCGACGAAGACCTCAGCGCCCACGGCGCCAGCTTCACGGCCGAGGTGACGCCCGACTTTGACCTGACGCTGGACCACTTCAAGCCCGACGACGGCGAGCCTTCGGTCCGCATCCGCCGCCACCACGGCCTGGGCGCCGAGTCCTCCGCAGCCAACAGCGACGACGTCGGCTTCAACGTCATCACCCTCGAGATCGAGAACCGCGCGTCCGGCTACGCCAAGCAGCCCATCTCGCGTGACGACCTGGCCAGCATCGAAACCTTCGGCCGTCGCGAGAAGCCGGCCATCGCCGCCCCCGAGGTCAAAGACCCTGCCATCGGCGCCCAGATCGCGCAGCAGCTGGTGCAAGACGAACTCGTCAAGCGCAACCGCTACGAGTTCAACCTCACCTGGCAGTTCTGCCGCCTGCGGCCGTTGCGCCTCGTCACCCTCACCGAGCCAAGCCGCGGGCTCTTCCGCCGGCCCGTGCGCATCCTTGAGGTCGAGGAGCTTGACGACCGCCGCATCGCCATCGTGGCCGAGGACGCCCCCATCGGCACCGCCACCGCGCCCCGCTACGGTGCCCAGGCTGGCTCTGGCTACTCGCCAGACTACAACGCGGCGCCGGGCAACACTGACGAGCCCGTCATCTTCGAGGCGCCGGCCCAGCTCACACGCACGGGGCTCGAGGTCTACGTTGCTGTTCGCGGCAGCGGGCCATCGTGGGGCGGCTGCCATGTGCATGTCAGCCTGGACGGTCTGAACTACCGCCAGATCGGCACGGTCACAGGCTCTGCGCGCTACGGCTATCTCGCCGGCGCAATCAGCAGCACGGTCGGCGTGCAGGGCCTGGGCGGCCAACAGCTGCTTGGCGGCAGCTCAGAAGATGCCGCCACGCTGCAAACGCTGTGCTGGGTCGGCCCTGGCGCGCAGGAGTACTTCGCCTACGAAACCTCGGCCCTGGTGGGCGCGGGCGCCTATACCCTCGGCGGTCTGGTGCGCGGCGCCTACGGCACCCTGCAAAGCGCTCACAGCGCAGGGGACCGTTTTGTCCGGGTCGATGATTTGGTCGTCAAAAGCGGCGACCTCGATCTCTCTCTGATCGGCAGCACGCTCCACTTCAAGTTCACGAGCTTCAACGTCTTCGGCGGCGGTCAGCAGAGCCTCGGCGAGGTGGCCGCCGTCACGTACACCGTCACGGGCGCCATGGCCCAGCTGCTGCCCGGCATCGCGGGAAAAAGCTTGCTGGTCCACGCCTCTGCGCTGACGTTTCAGTATCCCGCCGCCGGTGGAGTCAGTCCGAGTTCGATCACTTTGACCGCGAAACGAACCGGCTTACTGGCCGGGAGCGTCAACTGGTCCGTCATCAGCGGCACGGCCAGCATCACCGGCAGTGGTGACGTCGTCAGCGTTGAGGCGGCCAGCATGCTGACCGACAGCATCACAGTGCGGGCAACCGTCACGGACACCGTGGCGACGTACAGCGCTGAGACGACCATCGTCAAGGTGCGCGACGGGCAGTCCGGCGCCAATGGTGCGCCAGGAGCACCCGGAGCACCCGGAGCCCCAGGTGCCCCAGGTGCCCCAGGTGCCCCCGGTTCGCCTGGTGCGCCGGGCACCCCGGGCGCGGACGGCGCGCCCGGCGCAAATGGTACGGATGGGGCGCCTGCGGTTACCGCCACGTTGAGCAACGAGGCCACGGTCTTTCCTGCTGACCCAGCAGGCAACGTCACCAGCTACGCCGGCAACAGCAGCACCATTGCCGTCTACGTCGGCATCACCGATGACACCGCTAACTGGACGCCTTCGATCTCCGCCAGTAGCGGCGTCAGCGCCAGCCGCAGCGGCTACACCGTCACTATCGACGGGCTTGCCGCCGGCACGCCTGCGGGCTATGTCGACATTACTGTTGGCCGCGGTGGCTTTGGCACCATCACCAAACGCTTCTCGGTTAGCAAAAGCCAGGCCGGCAGCAATGGTGCAAATGGTGCAAATGGGGCGAACGGTGCCGATGGTGCTCCCGGTGCCCCCGGTGCCCCCGGTGCTCCTGGTGCCACTGGTCCGCAAGGTCCCGCTGGCGCCAATGGCGCCAATGGCACCAACGGCCAGCGAGGCAGCATTGAGGCCAGCCGCTCCATCTCTGGCAGCGGCTGGAGCGATAGTGAAGCAGCTGCGGCGATCAGCGATGCAGGGTATGGCTCGCCCGTCGTGCTTGACCGCGTCACGCTGTACAACGCGAGCGCCGGCTTTACGCAGAGCCGGTACTTCAATGGCAGCACCTGGCTGACCTGGGCGGCTCTGGTCAACGGCAATCTGCTTGTGAATGGGTCTGTTGGCGCACAGGCATTGAGCGTCAGCCAGCTCAGCGCAATCACGGCCGACGTGGGCCTGCTGCGCACTGCTTCGTCGGGTGGGCGCCAGGAGCTGGAGGCCAATCGGCAGCGCATCTTCGACGGCGACGGCAACCTCCGCGTCGTTTCGGGATACCTGCTGTGACTTGGGGCCAGCGAGTGCTCAACTCGGACGGCTCGTTCCAGTTCGACACGAGCCAGGCCCTCTACCGAGGCGCGCTGCTGATCGACATCGTGGTGTACGGCGTCAATGGCGCCCCGCAGCAGGTCATCAGCTACCCGCAGTGGGCCGGCCGCACGGTCTTCTGGTCGCACGTCGGTCCTAAGTCAGGCCCGGCGGCGATCACGGTGAGCTACGCCAGCGGCCACCCCGTCGTCACCTTTCCAACGTTCGCAGAGGCAGGCGCGACGCGAACGGCTTTCGTCTTCGTCAACTAGGAGGCTCGCATGAAGGCTTTCACTGCTCTCTTGACTTTCGCTTTGGTTCTCGCAGCTTGCGGCGGAGGCGGTCCTCCGGTCAGTACGCCAACACCGACCGCACCGATCACTGCATCGACCAATTCATGCCGCGCACCTTGGTCTCGAAGCATGGTTTTGAGACGGTCATGGAAAAATAGAATTAGGTCATTGACAGTATTCTGTGAGAGGCGACCAAATGAAATCAGACGGATCGGTGTCCTTCTTGTAATTACTGGAATCAATATCTGTTGCAATGACATCCTAACGTTATTCTCCACCACCAGCCTGATGACGCCCAACGCTGCACGACGCAGCGCATAGGGATCCTTGCTACCGGTTGGTTTTTCGTCGATCCTCCAAAATTCTACCAGCGTATCAAGCTTATCAGCCAAAGCTACTGCCACACTGACGGGGTTTGTTGG